AAGAAAACTCCCCACCAGTGGCAGCTGGTGCGCGAGAAGGTCAACCCTGCCATGTCCGACTTGTTCCACGATGCCGATCCGGTCGACCAGCCAGCCCCGGGTGGGGACCAGCCCGCTACTGCAATCACGCCACTACCAACTACAACAGCGCAACCAGCAAACGAACCATGGAAACCGAAACCGCCCTCGACCCCATCACCCCACCAGCGCCGGCCAGTCGGGAGGCAGTGGTGAGCGCCGCGCTGCTCGACAACGTCGACCTAATTGACAAAATCTTTGAGTTCATTCAAATCGAGTTTCCCGAGATGCGTGACAAGGCCTTCGCGCTAAAGGAGCTTGCGCGCAGGGAGTTCGCCGGCATCGAGACGTATATCCCACGACGATCGCAGGCTGAACGCGACCGCATAGTGGCCGAAGTCATGGTGTTGTTCAATGGGCGCAATGCGACGGAGGTGGGCCGCCGGCTCAACATCAGCAGGGCGTCGGTCTACCGCATCATCAAGACGCCCGGCGCCAAGAAATAAAATCTCAGTTTTCCGAGAATTGAGACAGCCATATCGCTACCTTGGGCGGCATGGCTATCTCCCAATCAGACATTGACGCACTCGACGCCGCGATCGTATCCGGCGCGCTCTCGGTTGAATTCGACGGGCGCAAGATCACGTACCAAAGCACGGCTGCAATGAAGGAAGCGCGACAGCACGCCGTGCAGGTTTTGAGCGGTAGTCTCCGGCGTACCGTTCCTTACATCTTTGGTTTCCGCTTCACCACGAGTCGGGGCGACTGATGGCCAACATCATCGATCGCGTCATCGGCTTTGTCAGCCCGCAGGCAGGGATCGCGCGCCACTTCGCGCGCCGCCAGTTGCAGCGCGCGTACGAGGCGGCCAGCCCGCGCGACACGTGGCGCCCCCGCCGCGCTGGCGCCAGCGCGAACGCTGACCACCAGGCAGATGCCAAGGCGCTACGCTCCAAAGCGCGCGCCCTGGTGCAGAACGTCCCGTACATCTGGGCCGGCATGGATGGCCTGGCGGTGGCGACGGTCGGCGCGGGCATCATCCCGCGCGCCACCGGCAAGGACAAGGACAAAATTAACGAGCTGCTCACTGCTTGGTTCAAGGTATGCGATGCCGATAGTCGCTTCGACTTCTTCGGATTCGTGAAAGCCGCCTACATGGCGATGGAGCAGGATGGCGAAGTCCTGGTGCGCAAGCGCACCCGCAGCACCAGTTCGGGTATGGCGGTGCCACTCCAGTTGCAGCTGCTCGAAATCGACTGGCTCGACAGCGCACGCTCGGGCACGCTCAACGGCAACTCAATTGTCAACGGCATCGAGTACGACGTGCTCGGCGCGGTCGCCGCTTACTACCTATGGGACCAGCACCCGGGCGATGTCGCTGCAGTGCGCGGTCGGTCGCAAAGCCAGCGCGTGCCGTCGAACCAGATCATCCACCTGTACAACCCGGGCCGTCCAGGGCAGGGCCGTGGCTTCACACGCCTGGCGCCAGTGATCGCGCGCGTGCGCGACCTGCAGCTGTATGAGGACGCGGAGATGTCGCGCAAGAATCTGGAAGCCCGCCTGTCGGTGCTGGCCAGTGGCGACATCAGCGGCGCGGAGAACCCTGCCAGCATGGGCAACACAGGTGACGGTCAGCCGAGCGGTCACCACGACCTGGGCGAGTTGGGGGGCGGGAGCATCGTCGGCATGCCGCCGGGGATGAACTTCACGGTCATCGAGCCGAAGGCGGCACCGGGCTACGTCGAGTACGTCAAGTTCCAGCTGCACCTAATCGCGGCGGGTATCGGCGTGCCGTACCACCTGCTGACCGGCGACATGAGCTCGGTGAACTTCAGCAGCGCCCGCGTGAGGCTGCTTGACTTCCGGCGCGCGGTCACGCAGATGCAGTGGCTGACCCTGATCCCGAAGCTGCTGGTGCCGATCCATGATGCGTTCATCGAGCATGCGTACCTGGCTGGCCAGATCAAGTCGCGTGACAAGGCAGTCGACTTTAGTCCGCCGAAGTGGGATTACGTGAACCCGCAGCAGGACGTGCAGGCCGACTTGGCCGAGATCAGCGGTGGCCTGTCGAGCTTCAGCGAAAAGCTCCGGCAGCGCGGCTACGACCCGGAGGTCGTGTACACCGAACTCGCGAAGGATATCGCGAGGCTGAAGGAGTTGGGCATTCTCGACACGATGCTGTTTATGCAGCGGGGAAATATGCCGACGCCGCCAGCCGATGGTGCCGCCGTATGACCCACCTCCACATGGAAAGCGAGGTTTCGACCATCCGCGTGTACTCCGCGCCTGGGGGCTATGAGGAGCGCCGGCCGTACGACGGAATCATCACGGTCTCCCACCTGACCAACTGGTTCGCGTATGTGCACGGCGCCGTCGGCAAGATCGACCGTGCGACCTACACGGCCGCGCTGAACAAGCTCCGCGATCGCGGCGTCACTACGGTGATGTACGAGCGGCGCGGGCAAATGAAAACCATCCAGCTATAAGGCAAGGAATGAATTTTGCAGACCGTTTGAAATTAACCGCTACCGGTACGGGCGCCGCAATTTATAGTCAGGTGTCGTGATGATTACTGACGTCGTTAACCCCACAATCACAATCGCGCCATCCAAGATGGCAGTCAGTACCGGTTCGCCATACACCGCCACGGACGTCGACGGGGTGGCCACCTACGCCTTTCCGAACGCGCAGGGGCAAATCCATTTCACGGCCGATACAACGGTCGTGGGGCAAAAGTATGACGTCTACATGCTGTGGTCGATGGCCGGCACGCCGGGTCAACCATCGCCTGCATCGGTTAGATTCTACGGGGCCTATGAGCCGTGGACTGAGTCTTCAAAACCTGTCTATGCGAACAGGGTGATCAACCTGGTTCCGCCGCAAGGGTCTGGCATTGTTGAGCGGTCGCAGCTGCCATTTTCTTTTACCCGCGAAGATGCCGGCCGGATTTCGCACTTTAAGATTGGCCGCCAGCAGGACTCCGTGGGCGGCACGATGCGCATCCGAGGATTCGAGCTTGTCCCGACGCCTGCGCTGGTTGAAGCGAGCGTCTCGCCTGCCGGCAACCTGTCGCCGACGAGCTTCAACACGCCGTACTCAGGCAACAAGGTGATCTCGCTGCTGTCCCTGTACACGCCGATCTGGACTACGGCCAACGCGGTCTATGTCGTTGCCCCTGTGACCGTTGGCGGCGTGCAGCAATCGCGTCTGGCCAAGCTGAACAAGAATACGTACGAGATGATCCAGGACGTTCAGCTGACCACCGGCACGCACGATACGACTATCGGGCACCGGGACGGCAGCGTGTGCGTGACGGATGATGGCAAGGTCATCGCTTACGGCGAGGCGCACCACACGTCGTGGCGCGGCGTGGCATCGCCGACCGAAGATATTTCGGCGCTCGCTACAACAGCCGCGCCTACCGGCCTGGACACGAATTGTTCGTACCGCCGCTTCTTCCGCAACCAGTTCGACGGCAGTATGTGGATGGGCGCGCGCGGGAATGGCTATCTGGCCGGCATCTACAAGTGGAATGGCGCCACTTTTGATCGCAAAGGCGCTGACTTCCTGGCAGGTAATGCAGCTTCGTACCTCGGCTCGTACGGCATGGAGATTGCCTTCGCGAGCGTCGACACGTTGTACGTCACGACGGAATTCCTGCAGGGCGACGGGCCATTCACGATGTCGGGCTACCCGCGCCAGAACATCAGTCTGATCAAGTCGACGGATGGCGGGGCTACCTTCACGACCATGCGCGGCAAGGCGCTGAATCTGCCCCTGGTCAGTGGCACGGACGACAGCGATATCGCGTTCCCGAATAACAACTACAACCACAATTCGAGTGTGGCGCGCATCGGCATTGGCGCCGATGGCCAGCCGCTGCTGGTCGCAAGCTGGCAGCACCCGGACGAAGCTTTCCGCAGCCTGTGGGTGGCTAAGTACAACACCACAACCAACAAGTGGGTGCGCACACGTCTAATGGCGCATAACGGCCTGCAGGACGCGGGCACGCCCCACGTTGCGTATCACAACGGGAAGATCATCGTCACCGCTGCAACGACTGACGACAACGTGCCGGCCACGCTGGGCACTGCAAACCAGCTGTACCTTTTCACCACCACCGACTCTGGTGCGACGTGGAAGAAGTACGCGATCACGCACCCCGTGGGCGCGTACAGCGGCGCGTACATAGACCAGGCTGCGCTCCGGCTGGACAACAAACTGCGCCTGCTGCCTGATTTTGAGGCGCAGCCCAATTCGGTTATTTGGGAGATGCCGGTTCCAGGGGGCGACACCACGGCGCCAGCGATGGTCGGCAAGATTACGGTGTCCGCCGTTACCACGTCGGGCGCTACGCTGTCGTGCCCGGCGGCTACAGATGCAGTTGGCGTCGCTGGCTATGAATACAGCATCGACGGCGGCGCGAACTACACCGTTATCGCTAATGCGGCTCGCTCGGTCACGGTTTCAGGCAGACCCGCGAGCACTGTGCACTCGGTGCAGATGCGCGCTTTCGACGCCGCTGGCAACCGCGCTACGCCGTTGGAGGAGAGCTTCAAAACGTTGGACGAGCAGCCTGCGCAGAATGCGGTCGTCGCCGCGACGGTCGCCGAGTCGCGCCGGGTCGCGTTCCCAGGCGGCACCCGCGTGGTGGCGTTTGGCACTGTGCCGGGTGTGGCCACGCCGAATGCTCCCTTCTTGGAAGCAGGGCGGTGGTGGAGCGAGAAACACCCGCTCGATGAACGCTACTGGGTGGCGGATGTGACGATTGACCTGGAGGAGCGCGGCACGACTGCGAAGGAGGTTGAAGTACTGGTAGCTGGTGTTGTTGTGCTCGAGCAGCCCGTCATCCAGGGCAAGCTAATTCCGGTGAAGCTGGGCGGGTTCAATGCCGCGACCGGTGCGATTAACTACTGTACCTTCCGCGTCACGTGCGCGAACGGCGAGCGGTTCGACCGCACGATCTGGTTCAAGCAACCGGTCGGGGCATGGTGGATCAATAAAGACGCCGACGACCAAAGCTATTACGTGGCCGACATTGGTAATGACCTTATCGATAGCGGCACAACTGCTACAGCGGTGAAGGCATTTCCGGTCGGTGTAGTTGAGCTGGTACCGGCCGGGATTCAGGGTCCTTTGATACTGGTGAAATTGGGTGGAATGGACTCGCTGCCGGCCGGGGTCAATTACTGTGACTTCCGCATCGACTGCGCCAACGGCGAACGCTTCTACCGGAGCATTCAATTTAACAGGGTGGATAACTGATGATCGACGCTTCTAAATTCCCGAGGGTGCCAGCTGTGCCCGTCACCGATGTTGGCCAGCCACCACCCGGCCGGATCGAGAGCGCAACGGTTGAACGCGAAAAAACTAAGTTGGGTGCTGTGAGCAACGCGCAAAGCGTTGGTCTGGCACCGAAGACAATGGTACTTCGAGAAGGCCGTTACTACGTCGTCAGCGAAGAAAAATAGCCGCGTGAAAAGTTGTCTCAGTTTTCCGGGAATTGAGACAGGGAAATCCGCATCATGCGGATATGACGACGCCAACCACTCAGCCGAACGCTACCCGCTCCGCTACCGATTCCCGGAACATGCCGCCGCTCTCGCGCGGCGCGGAGCTCGTCCCATCCACGTTTAACGAAGCCGACAACACGATTGATGTCGTCTGGACGACTGGCGCGATGGGACGCCGCTGGGACTGGTACAACGATACTCAATACGACGAAGAGCTGGTCGTCACGCCCGAAGCCGTCGATATGACGCGCTTCGACAAGGGCGTGGTTCAGGTTATCGACAACCACGATATCCACGGTGGCCTCAAGTCGATCATCGGTATCGCCATTCGCGGCAGCATCCAGAACGGCGAGGGCAGTGCAACGCTGCGCCTTTCGACCCGCCCCGAGCTGGCCGGCATCATCGGCGACATCCGTGCCGGCATCATCCGTGGGATCAGCTTCACCTACCGCGTTTCCAAGTACGAGATTACCCGCGCCATCGACCGTACCGATGGCATCAACGTGCCGCTGTACCGCGCCGTCGCGTGGGAGCCGTACGAGATCAGTTTCGTGACCG